TCTCAGTTGATGAGGCACAAAAAACAAGACGAACGGAACTGGCTTGGGATGTAAATAATATTAAAGTAAGATGCAGAGAGTGCCATCAAAAGCACGATAATTTATGAAAGGATTATATCAAGTAACGGCAATGAGAGCTAAGAAAGTAATTAGTTCAGAGGTGTATGGTAACATAGCTGAGAAAGATGTGTTATTTAATCGTCTAATGACAAGGCACAAAATACCACATAACAGAAGGCACGAATGGAAATTACAAGAAGTAAAATTAAATAAAGAAATAAATGACTAAAAAAGAACAAATGGCACACTTCGGTTATATTACTGGAGAGATGCGAAAAACATTATTCAGTAAAGGCGATGACTATGCAAATGAAGATAGGTTATCCAACTTCAAATTAGCTGGAGCAATAGCTGGAGGAGATGCAAGAACTAACTGCTTAAACCTAATATCTACTAAAGTCGCAAGATTGGGAGTATTGATTAACTCGGAACAAGAGCCTAACAACGAGAGCATAGAGGATAGCGTTTTGGATTTAGCAAATTATGCAGTACTTTTGTCAATGATAATAAACGAAAATAAGTAAAATGAACAAACAAGAAAAAACTTTCGCAGACGGATTTATGTTTAAAATGAATCCAAATTCACCAGAGTGGGTAATCGGTGGTCTTAGCTTAAAAGCTGATGACGCTATTGCCTTTATTCAGAAACACCAAGACAAAGGATGGGTCAATTTAAAAATTAACATCGGTAAAAGTGGAAAGCCATACGTTGAGCTTGATACTTGGAAGCCAGAACCAAAGAAGGAAATGGCTACCTCAGAGGAAAGCCTACCCTTTTGAAATTAGAACAGATATATTTTGATGATAGTATACGAGATTATGCTCTAAAACTTACTGGCAATAAGCTGGAAGCAGAGGAGCTAATCTCTACTGCGTTTGAAATATGTTTATCTAAGCCTCCTATCGAAAACCTAAAAGGCTATTTTGCAATGGTTATGCGTAACCAATATCTAAAGAAATGCAAGAAGCAAGACCCTTATTTTGATAACGAAAACTCAGAGCATCCAGAAGTCGAGCAAGTGCTTGATAGGATGAATCACTATTACGCTAATATTCTTAGAGCTATTTCTAACGGAGAAACCTTAACTCAAATACATAAGGGTGCTTCAATAGGTTACAGAACGTTAAGAGATGACTATATTAAAGCTAAAAAACAATTTAAGATAATGTACGAGAATAAAATTAAGATAGCCGTTATTATAAGAGGTATTAACGGAGTGAGTTACCATAGGTTATTAATGCCATTTGCTAAGATGCAGAGAGATTATGGTATTGAGGTGGTTGTATTACTCAATAAGGATGATGAGTTTTTTAACAACTTAGAAGGTGTTACTCACGTTGTTTATAATCGTAATATATCTGGGCTATTGAAACCAGAGGAAACATTCCTAAAGCTAAGAGCAAAAGGTATTAAAATTATTTGTGACATAGATGATTACTGGGTATTGCCAAAAGGGCATCCAATGAGGTACTATTATCAAAAAAGCAACCTTGATAAATGTATTGTTAAGAATTTAAAGTTAGCTGACCAGATATGGACAACAACCTCTATACTCGCAGATAAGGTAAAGCCATATAATAAAAATATATTAGTAATTAAGAACGCTTTAGACCCAACTGAAAAGCAATATGCTTACGATGATTTAAGCCTTAATTTCGATACTTTCTTTTATTCTGGAGGTACAACTCACTTAAAAGATTTAAAGCTATTAGGAAACGCTTTTGACGATAGTAAGCTATTAATTAAAGCTCCAAGATTACCTAAGCGAATGAAGGCTATAAAAAAACAGATAAGCGATATACAAAGCTATGCTGACGACTATAAACATTGTGGTATTTGTGTAATACCTCTGCAAGATAATGTATTTAATAGTTGCAAATCTGAGTTAAAAATGATTGAGGCTGGTCACTTTGCAAAGCCAGTAATGGTATCGGCGGTAGAGCCATATAATTTGCTCTCAACAAATAAAAACAGTCTAAAGGTATATAATAATGAATGGGGTGAAGCAATTAAGAAGATAAAAGGCAACCATACAATGCAAGTAGAATTGGGCTTAAAGCTAAAAGAGGACATAACAATTAAATACGATATAACAAAAGAGAACGAAAAACGCTTACAATCATTATGAGTGAGGAATTAGAAACAAGAATACGAGCCATATATAATATGAAAGGAGGCAGATTAGACCCTAAATTTTATGAAGAGTTTATAGAGCTATGCCAAGAGAATTTTAGATATAGACCAGATGTAAGCTGTGGTAAGTGTATATATAAGCACGTTGTTAAATTATATGATGAATTTTTAAAATGAAAGTAAAATTAAAAGACCTAAAAGCAAATCCTAATAATCCAAGATATATTAGAGATGAAAAGTTTGAGAAATTAAAGAAGTCAATACAAGACTTTCCAGAGATGTTAAAGCTACGTCCAGTAGTAGTAGATGATGATATGGTGGTATTGGGTGGTAATATGCGTTTAAAAGCATTAACAGAGCTTGGAATAGATGAAGTAGAGGTAATAAAAGCAAAAGACCTAACAGAGAAGCAGAAAGCAGAGTTTATAATCAAGGATAATGTAGGCTTTGGAGATTGGGACTGGGATATGTTGGCTAATGAGTGGGATAATACACAGCTTGGCGAATGGGGTTTAGATGTTTGGCAACCAGAAGAGGACGTTGATTATTCAATTTTAGATGATGATGATGTATCTAAGCAATTAAATGATATGACTAACGGAGTAAAGAAAGCAATACAAATAGAGTTTGAAGCTGAACATTATGAAGAGGCGTATAAACTTGTTAAGTTTTGGAGAGAACAAGGTGCTTATGTTGGGGGTATGATTATAGAATATTTTAAAGCCGAAAAAGAAAAAATATGAAAGTTTTAAAAGATGAAATAAACGGAATTAAATTTTATCATAGAGAGGGATTTTCAGATTACAAAACATTTGAAGAAGTTATAAGGAATAAAACATATTTAAAAAAAAGTATGACCATTCAGAAAGGCGAAAAATGGATGGACTGTGGAGGTAATGTCGGTTCATTCGCTTTATTGGCTTGTTCTTATGGTGCTGAAGTAACAATTTACGAGCCAGACCCTTTTAATTGTGAAATGATAAAAAAAAATTTAGCATTAAATGGGTTTGAAGCTAATATAATTCAAGCTGCTTTAGTTCATAATGATAGAAAAGAAGTTGTTTTATTTGTAGGTAATAATAATAATGTTTGGAGAAACTCAATAGTAAAAAAATGGAATAACAAAGGATTAAAAGTACCTTGCGTTAATTTTGATATTGAAGCTAAAAATTTTGATTGTTGCAAAATGGATATTGAAGGTGCAGAAATGTTAATATTAGAAAATACAAAAAAAGTTTTTAAAAAATTAGTATATGAATGGAGTTTCGACATTGACCCAAGCTTACCAAGATTTTGGAATATAATTGAGAAACAAAAAAATCAATATAGCGATTTAAAAGATGTTGGCAATACTGCAAGGTTTAAAAGCAGAGATTACGATGTATGGCAAAAAAGTTGGTTTCCAGCTTGTACAAATGTTTTTGCATTCAATAAATAAAATATGGGAAGAATAGATTTAATACAATTAGAGCATCAAACGAAAATTGGGGATGAATGTAAGTTTATACCTCCTAATATAACGGAGGATTGTATATTTTATGCTGACAACGAACCAATTGGTTTTTATATGACAAAGATGCCAGAAAAAATGTGCAAACTCGCTGATTTGGCTAATGCTGAGTTTAGAAGTAAAAATGTTCCAAAATCATTAATGGCGAGGGCTGGTAAATTAAGAGCATTACAAGCTGGTAAAACGAAAGAAGAAGCTAACGCAATAGATGTAGAGCAATATTCAACTATAATTGGCTCTATACCTCCTAAAGCCTTAATGAGAAGAGAATACAAAAACAGAAGCTCTGTTCACTCTGTCAAGTCTGCTCAAACATTTATAAAAGCTATGCTATTATTAGCCAAAGAAAGTGAGCAGCTAATTAAAAATATATTGCCAGAACAATACAAAAAGCAAGTGGATTTGTTTGAAGATGTACCAGAAGAATGGAGATTTGCAAACCTATTTACAAGCTCGATTAGTAATTATAATATATCTGCACCATTTCATAGAGATAACGGCAATATAAAAGGAGCAGTCAACGTAATAATATGCAAGAAGCATAATTCAAAAGGGGGTGATTTGCATATACCAGATTATAATGCTACAATTGGTCAGCAAGATAATTCAATATTAGTGTATCCAGCTTGGAGAAATGTTCACGGAGTTACACCAATAATACCTACTTATGAGGGTGGTTATAGGAATAGTTTAATTTTTTATCCATTAAAAGCGTTTAAAGGTTTATGAGTACAAAAAATGACATACAAAAGGCTGCAATGCTTGAGGCTTTAGAAAAGTCGTTAGGGATAGTTACCTCTGCTTGTAAGTCAGTTGGAATAAGTAGGAATACGCACTATACTTGGCTAAAGCAAGACGATATATATAAAGAGGCAGTAGAGGATATAGAGAATATAGCTTTAGATTTTGCAGAAAGCCAACTACATAAGCAGATAAAAGACGGCAATACTGCTGGTACTATTTTTTACCTAAAGACAAAAGGCAAAAAGAGAGGTTATGTAGAACGTACTGAGGTGCAGCAAGAAACTACCTATAAGAGCTTAGACATAAATATAATAGATACTGGCATACCTTTAGCATCTAACGAGAAAGATATAGTAGAATGATACAACTATTAAAAGGAGATTGCTTAGAGGTAATGAGAGATATACCAGACGGCTCAGTAGATTCAATAATTACAGACCCACCTTATGGAACAACTGCTTGTAAATGGGATAGTGTAATTGATTTTGATTTAATGTGGGAGCAACTAAATAGAATAATAAAGCCTAATGGTGCTATTTTATTATTTGGAAGTGAACCTTTTAGTTCTGCATTAAGAATGAGTAATATTAAGAACTATAAATATGATTGGATATGGAAAAAAAACAAACCTACTGGGATGTTAAACGCAAAAAAGCAACCAATGAGAAATACAGAAAACATATCTGTATTTTATAAAAAGCAACCTACTTATAATTTTATAAAAGAAGAAAGAGAACATAAAAAACCAACAAAAACAGCAAAATGTTACTCAAAAAACAACCAACAAAACGGAAAACACAACGATACCGAAAGAGTTAAATTGCCTTTAAAAAGATACCCTACAACAATAAAAAGTTTTGACGTTATTGGTGATAGAAAAAAAATGAAGCACCCAACTCAAAAACCCGTAGCACTAATGGAATACTTAGTTAAAACCTATACCAACGAAAATGAAACGGTTTTAGATTTTACAATGGGTAGCGGTTCTACGATGATAGCTTGTCAAAACACCAATAGAAACGGAATAGGAATTGAGCAAGACGATAAATATTTTGAAATAGCAAAGCAAAGAATAAAAGCTTTTGATTAGTACCTCTGCTCTATATCGACAAAACTTTGTATCTACTGCCGACATAGTAGTCAATCAAGGTGGTACATCCTCTGGCAAAACCTATGCTATTTTGCAAGTATTATTCGCTAAGGCTATCTCAGAAACTTGTATTATAACGGTAGTGGGTCAAGATATACCTAATTTAAAGGTGGGTGCTTTGAGGGATGCGATAGATATACATAATGGAGATGAGGCTATAAAACAACAAGTAACATTCTACAATAGGAGTGATAGGGTGTTTAGTTTCCTTAATGGCTCTATAATTGAGTTTAATAGTTATGACAATGACCAAGATGCTAAGTCTGGTAAGAGGGATTATCTCTTCGTAAACGAGGCTAATGGAATACCCTACAATATATTTGAGCAGTTAAGCCTCAGAACTCGTAAGCAAGTCTATATAGATTATAACCCAGATACCAGCTTTTGGGTACACGATAAGGTAATACCTTTGCCCAATGCTGAGTTAATAATCTCAGACCATAGGCATAACCCTTTTTTAAGCGATAAGATTAGAGAGAAAATAGAAGCTCTAAAGAATAAAGATTTAGACCTATGGAAAGTATATGCCAGAGGGATTACTGGTCGTATAGAGGGGCTTATATTTAAGAAGTGGTATGTATTGAACGAGAGCTTTGAGAATAAAAAGCTAATAGGCTACGGAATTGACTTTGGTTTTAGTAATGACCCTACAACGCTGATTGAGGTACGTATGCAAGATGGAGAGTTATACGTTAAGGAGTTGATATATGAAACTGGCTTAACTAATCAAGATATAAGCAGTAGAATGGAGGCTTTAAACGTAAGCAGAGGAGCTTTAATAGTAGCAGATTCAGCAGAGCCTAAGAGTATAGAAGAGCTAAGGCGATTAAGATGGACAATAGACGGAGTAAAAAAAGGTAAGGATAGCGTTATGTTTGGAATTAATCTTTTGAAAGGTTATGCAATTAACGTACATTCGTCAAGTAAGAATTTAATAAAAGAATTAGAGCAGTATAAATGGAAGGTTAATAAGAACGGAGATAGCTTAAATGTGCCTATTGACAACTATAACCACGCTATTGATGCTCTAAGATATTTAGTAATGCACAAATTTAATAAGAAAGGATATGGACAGTATACAGTTTTATGATATTACAGTAGGGCAATATCAGCTACTCAATAATATAGACAAAGACCTAACGGAAATTGAACAGAATATTTACGCAGTAGCAGCGATTAAAAATATAACCTATGACGAAGCCAGTAAGATTAAGCTATCTGAGTTTAATGATATGGTTAAAGATATAGGCAAAATCAACCTAAATAAGCTGGAGCAAAAAAAGGTTAATAATAAAATCTTTTTAAATGGCGAGGAATACCACGTTGAGCATAGACCAGATAGGTTAACGAGTGGTCAGCTATTAGATATACTCAATATAAGGGCAAATCATCAAGGCGAGAGCATACAAGTAATGGACTTGCTTATAGCTGCGTTAAGTAGGCAGAAAGGTAAGAAGTATAGCGAGGATAATTTAACGCTTACAGAAAGGGCTAAATATTGCCGAGATGTAAAAGTGACAGATGTTTGGAATGTCTTTGTTTTTTTTTGGAATCTCTGGAACGGCTACTTAAAAAATTCAGAGGATTATTTACAAAAGTGGACGGAGAACTCAGTCAAGATGGCGAGGGAGATTTTGGACAACGATGGGGACTTTTCAGCGTAATAAAGGCTATGGCAGATTTACACAACATAAGTATTAACGAGGCAACTAAATTAGGTGCAATAGAATTTCTTAACTGGTGGGCTTATATGGTAGAAAAACAAGATTACGAGAAAAATGCAAGATAAGAGATTAATAGGAATGCTAAACCAATATTGGCAGAAAATAGTAGATGACTTAGTAAAGTCTTTATATGATGTGGGTAGGGTAGCAAGTGGAGCTACTGCTCAAAGTATAGCTGACGGAAATACTAACCCAATAACGATAACTTCTAACGGATTTAGAATCCAGATAGCTATGCCAGACTATTATCAGTTTATTGACGAAGGTGTAAGTGGAGCTGAAAAAAATACTGGAATAAGTCGCTTTAAATATAAAAGTCCATTCTCTTGGAAAAATGCACCTCCTATATCAGCTATTAGAAAGTTTATGCTCAATAGAGCTATTACAGAGCCGAGAGGTAGTAATACAACTTCTGGTAAGCGTAGAGATGCTGAAGCTATTAGGAACTCTATTGCTTTTGCTATATCGTATAGTATATGGTCAAAGGGGTTAGCTAAAACAAATTTCTATTCTAATGTGATTAACGACAAAAAATTATTAGACTTTGAGAGTAAGTTATTAGACCAGTATCGTAAGTATATTATAGATATTATTAAGGTCGAATAAAAAAAAATAAAAAAAAACTTGCATTGTATTAATATTTTATACTATATTTGTATTATAATAATAAAAACAATAACAAAATGAATACATTTACAATTACATTCAAAAACAGATTAGGAGAAATTAAAAAAGAGGAATTTTTTTTAGACTTTTATTCAGTACAAGCAGTATTTAATTGGTTTGAAGATAC